GAGTGTAGAGAGTTTGGATTCACTATCCCTCAGTATGGGGACATTCAACCTAAGCCTAGTGAGTTTGAGATTGTTAAATTAAAAGGTAGTAATGATGCGTGGACAATTGATGTACCTAAAAGAAAAAAATGAAAGAATTATTAGAAGGAAAAGTAAAAACTGTCTTTGAAACTGATGAGGAGGATAAAGTTCTTATTAGGTATGATGATAAGGTAAGTGCTTTTAATGGTGAGCACATGGAGTATCCCCGAGATAAGGGTTCTACTTGTTGTATGATATCTACACTTCTATTTGAGAAGTTGGGGAGGGCTGGGATTAAAACTCATTATATTAATGCGCCTACTCTCAATACAATGCTTTGTCATAAGGTAAAGATTGTTCCTGTGGAGATTATCTGTAGGAATTTTGGTGCCGGATCTATCATTGAAAATACTGAAGGTCTTTGGGAAGGACAACCATTTGATCCATCTATTATTGAATTCTTTCTTAAGGATGATTACAAAGGTGATCCTCTTCTAACTCTTGATCGTGTAAGGTTGATGAATATTGATCCTATACCTTTTGTTATGAAGACAAGAGAAATTAATGGCCATCTGCAAAAAATATTTGGAGAAATTGGAATGGACCTTATTGATTTTAAATTGGAGTTTGGATATGACTCTGATGGGAATTTCCTTCTTGCTGATGAACTTAGCCCTGATAGTATGAGGTTGTGGAAGAAAGGAACGAAGGAAAGATTTGATAAGGATTTGTTTAGAAAGGAAGAAGGGGATATAGTAGCAGCATATAAGTATATCTTACAACAACTAAAAGAATTTTCTTGATATATAAGAGGTGTTATGGAAGAAGAGAAAGGAATGAAAATTTTCTTAGACACTGCTGAAACGGATGTTATTCGTAAACATTTTTCTACAGGGTTGATTGATGGGGTAACAACCAATCCAACTTTGATTAGAAAGAGTGGTAGAAATCCTGAGGAAGTTTATCAGGAGATCAAAGATATTGGTCTCCAAGATATTAGTATGGAAGTCATTGGTGATAAACTTAATATGATTTCTGAAGGTCGTAGACTTGCTAAGAAGTTTGGTAAGGTTGCTACGATTAAGGTTCCCTGCACTCCTAATGGACTTGCTGCTTGTAAAGAGTTGACTAAAGATCATATTAAGGTTAATGTAACTCTTATATTCTCACCAGCACAGGCAATACTTTCTGCTAAGGCAGGAGCAACTTATGTTTCTCCATTTGTAGGTAGAGTAGATGACAATTCGTTTGGTGGGTTGTGTCTGGTAAAGGACATTGCTAATATATACACCAAGCAGAGAGTATTTGATACTCAAGTATTGGCTGCTTCTATTAGAAATGTTAGAGATGTGGGTAGGGCATTTGAGTATGGTGCTCATATATGTACTATCCCTGCAGGAGTTTTTGAGAAAATGTATAAGCATGTTCTTACTGATCAAGGACTAGATCTTTTTGATAAAGATTGGAGTCATGTAGTTCAGTAAATACATATATACGAAGTAAAAGCTGCTGGAGAAGTTTAATGAACAAAGTTAAAGGAGCATTCGACAAGGTAGTTGAATGGGATAAGGCACTTATTAAAAAGTGTCAGGACAAATGGGGATTAACAGACTATCAAGTAGTTTGTATTTCGTTTGCTAAGGGATTTGTTATCGGTGCTATTCTTTTGTAATTAATTGGTATTACTACAATGATGATTGGAAATTTAGAACCAGAAGAGAAAGTAATGGAATCAACGCCTATGAACTTTACGGTTTATTCTAGACAAGGATGTCCTTATTGTGTTAAGGTTGTTCAAGTATTACAGCTTGCTGAATTAAAGCATGTGGTTTATGAATTGGATAGAGATTTTGATAGAGAAGGTTTTTATGGACAATTTGGTCGGGGTTCTACTTTTCCGCAAGTAGTTCTAAATGGTGAAAACCTTGGAGGTTGTACGGAAACTGTTAAGTATCTTCAGGAGAATAGTTTGGTCTGATGAGGGATGACTTTGACACTGTATATGATATGATAGAACATGCAATTGATTATGCATTTACTAAAGGTAATATGCAACTTAAATTTTATGAGTTTCTAAAGTATCGTAAGACAACTAAGCATGAAGTGGATGCTTTCATTGAGAGTTCTACTGCTGCTGAGTTAAGTGATCTTGTATTGCAATTGGAAGAGTATATTAAAGGAGGTAAAGATAATGATCATAAGCAATTGCGTGAAGCTTATCATCATATTCCTAAACCTCAGGCAAGGAAGATAAAAAATTATTTGTATAGCATCTTAGAAGATGCGTGGAGGTATTCTCATGATAGAAGGCGAGGAAGACGAAAAAAAGGATCTAAATAATGACGAACCTCATCTTAATAGAGGGGTGGAATTATTATTACGAAATAGGAGGAAGAAGCTAGATTACCCCAAAACACTCCAAATAAAATTTGGAAATATGATTTCTTTTTTTAATAGAGAAATTGTTTTTCACTTTAATTTTTATTTGGATATTAGAAAAAAATAAAACTCTGGAGAAATGCCATGGAAACGACCATAGTAACACTAACTTTGAGCACAGTAGTTTCATTTCTTGCTTTATTAGTAGGAGGTATGATAGGATGGTTAGCAAGACAGCATCATTTAGAGCAGCAGTATGTTGCTTATACACATCCAGAGATGTTTGATGAACACGGGAATGTAGTTCCTGATGAAATTGTAGCAGTTCGATTTGAAAACAATTATGACACCGATGAAGACGACGAAGACTAAACTTCCACCCAATCCATTCATGCATGAGATTTTGGAATTAGTGAGTAAACAAAGATCAAAAGCTAAGAAAGTAGAAGTTCTGCAGGAATATGCCACAGATGCTTTAAAATCTATTCTTATTTGGAATTTTGATGATACTGTAAGATCTCTTATTCCTGAGGGAGATGTTCCTTATGAGAGGAATGAAGTTCCTGTTGGAACAGATCACACGTCTTTAAGGAGAGAGTGGAAGCAATTATATCATTTTGTTGAGGGTGGTAATTCTAAGTTGAGTACTTTGCGTCGGGAAACTATGTTTATTCAAATATTGGAAGGACTTCATCCTGAAGAAGCAGAACTTTTATGTTTGGTTAAAGATAAAAGATTGAATGAGAGGTATAAAGTTACATATGATATTGTTGCTCAAGCCTATCCTGATATTGAATGGGGAGGTAGAGGGTGAGTGTAAATGTTGGTGGTAAAGAAATAAAAAGAGGAGACAGTCAAGTGGCTGAAGAAGAAAAGAAAGAAGAGGAAAATAAAATTAATCCCTCTGATTATTCCTGCCAGATTTTATTAGAGAAAACTACCCTTGCGAAAGCTAAGGATAGATCTCTTCCTAGGGATGGATATCTGGTATGGTATAATGTAGAGGGGAAGGAGTTGTTAGATGTAACTCGTTCGGGAAAACAATCTAATATTTTTGATATGTATTATGATAGATATGGAAAAGAATTAAAGAGAATTGAATGGGGATATGGAACAATTAATCCTTCGCAGTGGGGGTATAAGCAAGCTGAGAAAAAGAAGAAAAGAAAATGAGTGATAAACTGAGAGATCAAGTGAATGAAATCATTCGTGATGAGATTCAGGATGTTATTAATGATTATGTAGATTCTTCAGAACAGGAGGCTGGCGGTCTTGGATTTGTTAAAAAAGATGATGAAGAATTAAAAGTTAACATTCCTAATGATGAAGTAGATAAACTTATTAAAGAATATAAAAAGATTAAAAAAAAGCAGAAGTCTAATCTTAATCAGGTAAGACTTCTTGATAGACATGGAAAGCCATTGAAATGAGTATGAAGGAGATTGGTCTGAAGATTCAATTCTATTATCCAGAGGGTGATGATAAGAAATTTCAGAAGCAAGTGCCTTGGACTGATGATGAATGTATTTTAATTTGTTTGGATAATTGTAGGAATATGGCTGGAATGGATAGGAAGCAAGTGGAGCGTCTCATTAAAGAAAGAATAATTCCTAAACTAAAACCAGGTGAGAAGAATAATGTAGAAGTTAAATCATTTAATGGTATTAGTGTTACTTTATTAGGTGGAGCATTGGGGGAAAGTTATAGAAAGGAGTGGACGCAAGATCAGCTAAATCAATATGAGGAGTATCTTCAGGAGGACTAAAAAATGAGGATAGGGGTTATGTGCAGTGGCAACGGCACAAACTTTGAGAATATTGTTAGGACTTGTAGAGAGGATGAAGTTGTGGTTATGGTCCACAACAAAGAGAAGTGTGGTGCTGCTAAGAGAGCTGGTAAATTGGGTATACCATATACTCATATTAAGAGTAAGAATGAAGAAGTGATAATTGATGTAATGAAAGCATGGAAGGTTGATCTTATTGTTCTCGCTGGTTGGATGAGAATAATATCACCTAAACTTATTAATGCATTTCCAGATAGGATTATTAATATTCATCCATCATTACTTCCAAAGTATAAGGGACTGCATGCTGTGGAACAGGCTTTAGAGAGTGGTGATGATACCACTGGGTGTACCGCCCATTATGTGACAGAAGAACTTGACTCTGGTGATATAATATGTCAAGCTGAAGTTCATATCTTTCCCCATGATACGGTTCAGTCTTTAACTAAAGTTATTCAACAAAGAGAATACGAAATTTTACCTAGAGCAATTGAAAATGTTAAGCAAAGATTACAGGTTACGTCTTACTGAGATATGTTGTAGGATGAAACTTGATCGTCCTGTGACTTTAGCAGAGAGGATATGGGTGCAGAAACTTTGTGAGGCAAACAAACATGCAGCTGGTATAGCAGAGAGATTGCAATGAAAAAATCTGAGGAAGAGATGGAAAACGAATTTCAAGAAAAGGAAAAAATGAGATCCTTTAAAGAAGAATGTAGTTCTGTTAGATATGATAGTAGAATATATGGTATTAAATTTTGGGATGAAAATGGTAAAGGAAGGATAGTTAAAGGAAAGAAGATTTATAAAAATTAACAATTTTTTGTATCAGTCTTATACCAAAATGTAGTAACTGATACACATTTGACTATATACTATACTATGTGTTACAATGCACATATCGTTCACCTCATTAGAGGCGCAAGTAAGTCGCGGAACGGAGCGTTCATCTTATGTTTAACTTGCTACTACCAGTTCTAATTGCTTCTACATCTACAGGACTCATGTCATGTGAGGACTATAATTGGCTGAAGGCGGATATGAAATTCCCCGATGTCAGTGAAAAGTTGAAGCAAGAAATAGTGGAAACACTTAAGGACGGAACTGATCCTGCATGTTTTAAATCATAGGACGCAAACGATTAAAGGAACGGGCCTTAAAATCCAACTACTTTAGGAGTAAAAATCATGGCAAAAGTCACTTACAGGGGTATCAAATATGATACCAATGATAGCAAAAGCTGTCAGAAGCATGTCTCTGAACTCGTTTACAGGGGCATTAAGCATACAGAGTCTAAGACTGTGTGTGCGCGGTGAGCTGAATCTTACTTGATTTAAAAGCAGGGTCTTTACACCCTGCTTTTTTTGTATTATAATTAAATGGAAAAGGGCTGTTA